GGGTTACGCATTACCAGCCGCCTGACTCAACGTGAGGGTGGCCTTTTTGGTATTATCAGCCGCAAGGATAAACTCTACCGATCCGTTTCTCGCAGCCCCGGTATTGGCATCCGCCGTGATGGTAATCCTGCCGTTTACAATCTCAAGGCTGAAACCGGCGGGAACCTTTCCAACGGAAAACGCTCCGGAGGCTTCAATATCCACCGTCTTGCTTTCTCCACCTTTGGCGAATGACAAAGAGGTGGGCGTTATGGAAATAAATGGAACCGTGTCATCAAAGCTGAAAGGAGAACCTCCGTCCAGCGGGTTCAACATTTCCATTTCACACTCGATACCCAGCGGATCATCACCGCCAATCTTGCCACGTACAACACCGTCCAGCGTCATACGCTTGACCTCGATAGTCTGGCCGGTTCCGCAAAGGATTTTCAATGCACCCTCTAACGAAACGGATTCCGAGGGAGCCTCCCATTTTGTACCGTCCACCGTTCCGCCCATCACGTCCTTACAGTTCTGAGGAACAAGTTCAATCAGGGTAAACTTTAGCAGATTGGTAGCATCCTTTTTCTTTATTTTCTTGACCGGGGCATTACGAACCTGTGCGGCAAAGAGCTTGATATATTCAGCGGCATCACCGCCCCAATCGATACCGTCCTCAGAAACATTGCCGATCTTTTTACCATTGAAATAAATGGCATCAAGGAGCATCATGTATCCATCATTCACATATACTTTTGACATCGTTCTCTATTTTAAAAAGGTTAATATTCTATTCTTTAGTTTCTTTAGTGGAGAGGTAAGCAGCAAACCGCCCACGAATCCGGCTAAAAGCCATTTATACCATGTAGCGGGAGGTTTTTCCTTGATACTTTCAGCGGCATCGCTCTCCGCCTTGTAGGTTTCATCACTCCGGCTGCTCGTCTGTTCCATCCGGGAAATAACCCGTTTTAAGCTATCCACCTCGTTGCGCTGTCGGAACACCTCACGCTCGTAAAAAAGGCATTGCCGGGCGATAGAGTCACATTTACCCGTAACCGTGATATTATCGCCATGCCTTTGCACGCTTACCGATGCCTGACCGTCTTTGGCCGTGTAGCCAGCACCATCCGGCAGGTTAAGGAGGTTCTGTATCGGAACATCCACTTTCGCCTCCGACTCCGGAATCCCCTCCCGTGTCAGGGCGGTTATCGTCTGTCCCTGCAGTAGTTCCCCCGTCCTCTGAGCCGTCACGTCTGACTGCTCTCCGGTTACTCCGGTGGTGGTTCCGCTTTTCGTCTGTTCCGTCAGCGTGTGTGACTGCTGGCTCTTGGTTAATTTCGCCGTGGCACATCCCATCAGGCAGAACACGGCTATAAGTAGCACGAGGGTTACCCCTCGGATTGGATTTCTCATCATTTCCTGTTTGTTTATTGATTACTTTTCTTAATCTCTCCACCTCTTTGGTAAGACGGGAGAGCTTTTGGATCATCTCCTCCTGATTCGCTTTCAGGTCGGCATTCTCTCTACGGAGCTGGATATTCTCATCCAATATCTTCCGGTTCTCACTACTGAGCATATTGATGGACGCCTGAAGCTGGGATAACATATCATTGTTCTGCTTTCTACGGCCAACAAACCATGTGAAGATGCTCCCGATAAAACCACCCGGCAGGGCGAACATTAAAAAATCCATCAGACCGTCCATCTCTTTGCTTTGTTATTGGTTAATGCCTATTTTCCTGAGCCATGCCTGAACGTCAAATGACGGGCACGCCTTGGCCGCAATCTCGTTATGACCGATGATTCTCACCCGTGGGAAACGGCGGTGGAAGTCTTTCACGTAATCCTCCAACGCTTTCAGCTGGCCGGGAGTACGGGTGTCTTTGGGAGTCTTGCCGTCAGCGGCCACACCGCCAACGTACACAATGTGCCGGGAAATGGAATTGTACCCTTTTGCTCCATTGGTAATCTCCCACGGATCCACCCGTGCGTCCTCGTTGTTCCGGGCCAATCGCTCCACCGTTCCGTCAAGGTGAAACATATCGGTATATCCCACCTGCTTCCAGCCACGCCCACCCTTACTCACCGGGTTCGTGTGCCATGCCCGGATATCGTTACCCGTTACCTTACGGCCTTGAGGCGTGGCGGTACAGTGGATTACCAAATATTTCAATTCTGCCATAACCTTATCCCGCTGCAGGGGTTCCCTGCACTAAAGCGATTACACCCTTTTTATCTTCACGCATGATACGGCCACCGGCACGTACAAGGAATGAATAAATATCACCGTAATAGGTTGCGTCACCCTCGTTCTCGAACGCTTTCACCTCACCCAGCGCACGGCAGACGCTTTGCTCGTGCCATGCAAGACCGGCGGCGAGGTCGGTGGCTGCACCGGCGGTACTCCACGCTTTGGGAGCTTTGGCCGCAGTATAAAGGGCAACCCTGCTGCGCATCATGATATTAAAGCTGAACAGCTTACCGAGGATACCGTTCTGCGCATCGGCGGAAGCGAGGAACGCCGTGTTCTCGTTCTCCGTCAGGCTGTTCAACAGTTGGGAGTACATCTGCGCATCCAGCAGCAAATAACGCCCCTCCTGCGGGATATCATCATTATTGAACTTGGTCATCAAGCCCAACACGTCTGCCTTGCAGATACCTTTACGTTTGCCGGTAGCCTTATCCGTGTAGGCATCGATCTCCGTACCGGTAGTTTCAATGCACTGTGCGGCGGCAGGACTCCAGTTGAAAACGAAATCGAGTGCCACATCATCCTGCAGTTTGAGTTTATCCTGACGCAGGACGGACTCCCGTTTGTCATAGCTGAGTTCCACCGTGTCGGCGTTAGGGATAAGTACCGGATCCGTGGTGTATTCATCCAGCGGGAACGTCACATCGATATCCGTTCTTTTGGTTACCGTAGCCGGGAGGCTGGTTCGGTTTTTCTTGGTTCCGGATGCTGCACCGGCATTCGGGATGTGAACAATCTTGCCGTTGTTCACGTACTCATCGGCGTTGAACGCCTTGCTCAGGAAGCTATTGGAGGCAAATAAACCCTCCACGATAGCCGCCATCCAAATTTCTTTCTGAATTGCCATTTCTATTCTTGCTTTAATGGTTAATAATTACAGATTCGGTTCGATACCGAAACGCTCTTTAAACTTGGACTTATACAAGTCCGGAGCGGCATCTTTCAGCTCAACGAGCTTACCGGCTTTATCCAGCTCGTTCCATGATTTGTCTTTCCAATCACCGAGTGTTACACCGGATCCTTTATCCGTGTTGATTTGACCGGCCACGTTTGCACGGCACGGGATAGCTGCCAGCATAGCCTTTGTTCCCTCGAAATCCTTATCGAAAAGGTTCAGCAGGTTCTCACGGCCTTTCGCATCATAGCGTCCGTCTTTAATGGCCGCATCGGTCAGGGAAATCGCCTCCCGCTTTTGGGATTCCTTTTTGGCCTCGTTCATTTTATCCACTGCGACGGCCAGCGTCTTGTTTTCTTTTTCCAAGCGGTCGGCATTGGCAATGATTCCCTGAATGGCGGTTACGATTTCCGCCTCGCTTGCAGAGTCCTGCAGCTTCAATACTCCTGTAAGTACGCTCATTTTTAATTGTTTTTTGGGGTTATTACTGTGATCTATCAACCGGATAAGATTACCCTTATCATTCAGGTCGATAATCTGTTTGCTCTCTCTGTCATAGAATACCAGCGCATTGTGATTGGCTCCGATTGTAACGACACTGCCCTCACGAACCGTCCATCTTGTAACGGTAGGGAGCATTTGTCCGGGGAGCATCAGGTCATAGGCATCGCTTTTCTCCTCCGGAGGCCACGCACCGATAGAGGCCATACGGATAAAGTCATTCTCAACTTTACGCTTTACCTCTGCGGCACGGGCATCTCCCTCATCGAACACGGCATCGGCTAAAATCTTACCTCCCTCAACACGTATATTTTCCCACCGGCCAATCGGCAGGGAGTAATCATCGTGATTCAGAAGCATCACGGGATTCTTTTTAAACTCCTCCAAATTGGCTCCGCTGGTGAGCATCCTAAACCCGTAGGTGTTCACCGACTCATCATGTAATACAAAGGTTAATTTGCCCATTTCGCTCGTTTGATTTTGTGACAAAATTCAGGGTAAAAAACGGGCTGTACAAATCGGCCTGTAACCGTTTCAACTTAAACCGCAGCCATTTCAGTTTAAACGTAAACCATTACAAACCAATTATTTTCACTCACCGCAAGGCTTTACCTTTGGGCTATAAAATGATATAGCTATGGCGGAAGAATTGAAAGCAAATCAACGGAAAGAATGGGCGAAATTGATGTATCTAAAAGAGAACATCACCCAGCAGGAAATTGCCGACCGGGTGGGTGTTTCCCGTGTCACGGTGAACAAATGGGTTAAGGAATGGGAGGGCTTAAAGCTCAACCTCCTGCAGACACGGGAGGAACGGATCAGCTCCACGCTCACGCAGCTGGACGAACTCGACCGCTCCATCGCAGGCAAAGAGGAGGGAAAACGGTATCCCTCAGCGGCGGAGGCCGATATACGGCGCAAACTGACGGCTGACCTTGAGGCGTTGGAGCAGGATGCCTCCATCAGGGACATATACAATGTTTCCCGTGGGCTGCTCGATTGGCTCCGACAGCAGGATCTCGAAAGGGCAAAGGAGCTGAGTGATTATTTCGATGCGTATATAAAGGAGAAAATGAAATGGGTAAAATAGATGATATTCAAGCATACAAGGAGTGGACTGAATACCACCGTTCACTCAAAAGGGACAAAGCCGCCGACAACCTCTCGCCGGTGGAACGAAAAAAGAAGCTGGAAAAGCTGGAGGCGAACGTCATCGAGTGGATCCTGTTCTTTTTCTCGGAATTCGCAAAGTACCCCTTTACCAAATTCCATAAAAAGGCCATCAAACGCATCACCACGAATATGGAATGGTACGAGGTTCTATCGTGGTCACGTGAGCTGGCAAAATCCACCATCGTGTTCATGTGCATGATGTACCTCGTGCTGACCGGAAAGAAAAAGAACGTGCTACTCATCTCAAACAGTCACGAGAACGCCGTCCGGCTTTTGGAACCTTATAAAAAAGCCTTTGAGAGCAATTCCATGCTAAAGGCATATTATGGTGATTTGAGGGAGTTCGGGAGCTGGACGGCGGACGAATTCACGCTCACTACCGGGGCAACGTTCCGGGCTATCGGTGCGCTGGAGTCACCCCGTGGTACGAGAAAGGACGCTGTACGTCCGGACACGGCTCTCGTGGATGACTTCGATACGGATGCAGACTGCAGGAACCCGGACATCCTGAAAAAGAAATGGGAATGGTTCGAGGAGGCTCTGTTTCCAACCCGATCCATCAGCGAGGATTTGCTGGTGATATTCTGCGGAAACCTGATCGCTCTCGACTGCTGCGTGAAACGTGCCGGTGATAAAGCTGACCATTGGGATATCGTGAACATCCGGGACAAGGATGGCAAATCCAGCTGGCCGGAAAAGAACACGGAGGAACGCATTAACCGCATTCAGTCCAAAATCAGCACAAAGGCGTTCCAGCAAGAATACATGAACAACCCGCTCTCCGAGGGTGACACGTTCAAAGAAATGGTATGGGGCAAATGCCCGCCACTCTCAAAGCTGCAGTTTGCCGTTGTTTACGGGGATCCGGCTCCGTCCAACTCAAAGAACAAGGCCACCTCTTTCAAAGCCTGTTTCCTTATCGGGTATTATGACGGTAAATTCTACGTTTACACCGGTTATCTTGACCATGTGGTAAACGAGGAGTACGTGAACTGGTATTATTATCTTCGGGATTACGTGGGGCAAAAAACGCAGGTATATAATTACATCGAAAATAACAAGCTGCAGGATCCTTTCTATGAACAGGTGTTCGTTCCGCTATTTAGCGAGAAAGGAAAACAACTCGGATTTATCGGGATCATACCGGATACCCGGAAGAAACCGGAAAAGTTTGACCGTATCGAGGGAAACCTTGAGCCGATCAACCGGCGAGGACAACTCATCCTCAACATTGACGAAAAGGATAATCCGCACATGAAAAGGCTGGAGGAGCAGTTCCTGCTCATCAACCGAGCTATGAAATCACCCGCTGACGGCGTGGACTGTATCGAGGGTGGCGTGTGGATCATCAACCAAAAGATAAGCACGCTCTCGGCTGGATCCTACACCGTGGGCGCACGTGTAACCAATAAAAAGAGATTTTAATCATGGCATTTATCACACCCAAAGAATTGGAAACGCACCTCTATAAAGAGAATATAGAGGCTATCAGCAGGGAGGATGAAACAATCCTCACGGCAGCCATAGACGCTGCCCTGCAGGAAGCATACGGATATCTTGGTGCGTATGACCGCAAAAAGATTTTCGAGGCCACAGGGAGCCAAAGAAACGCCCTCCTACTCATTTTTGTAAAGGACATAGCCGTGTGGCATTTCGTGAACCTATGCAATGCCGGTACTGACCTGCAGCTCCGGCAGGATAGGTACGAGCGTGCCGTGGCATGGCTCCGGCAAGTGCAGAAATCAGACATTAAGCCTAACCTCCCCATTATAGACGAGGACGGTGACGGGAAACCGGATACTGCAGGTGAATATATCTACGGGAGCAATCCCAAGCGTAATCAACATTTTTAATATATGACTATGGCGAACAAGAAAAAAAAGACGGCCACGACAAATGCCGGGGCAAAATCAAAGGAGCAGCTGGTCATCCATCAGATCGTAGTCAAGGCTCCCCAGCGGAAAGTGTATGACGTGGGGAATTGGCGGACGGCTCTCTCCTCTGCAGACAATGGACGAACAAAGCAGCTGTATGACCTGCTCGATGATATCATGATTGACGGCGTTTTGAGCGATGCCGTTCAAAAGCGCATCGATGCGGTCACGAACTCGGAGCTTACTTTCCAAAATGCGGCTGGGGAGGAAGTGGAGGAGATCGCAGACCTGATGGACACCACCGCATGGGAGGATCTGCTGACTGAAATCCTGAAAAAGAAAATATACGGGCGTTCAGGCATTGAAATGACCTTTAATGACGGTTTCAACGTGGAACCGATTCCGGCAAAGCATATCAACCTGAAAAACCGCACAATCCTCCGGCAGGACACGGACGAAATAGGCATACCATACGAGGGAGATTCACAGCTGCTCATTCTCGGCAAAGACCGGGATTTCGGTTTGTTACTCAAGGCGGCTCCCTATGCCATCTACAAACGGGGAGGCTTTGGGGATTGGTCACAATGGATCGAGCTTTTCGGGATGCCCCAGCGCATCGGTAAATACAACACGTATGATCCGGAGAGCCGCAAGCTGCTGGAGGAGGCTTTCGATAAAGCCGGATCCGCACCGTATGTGGTCATCCCAAAAGAGGCGGATGTGGAAACCAAAGAGGGCGGAACGGGTTCAGGATCCTCGTACAACGAATTCCGGCAGGCCAACAACGAGGAGATGCTGATCACTATCCTCGGACAAACCATGACCACCGTACAGGGAGAGAAAGGCGCACGTTCATTGGGTGAGGTTCACAAGGAGGTAGAGGAGGGAAAGAATAAATCTGACCTCCGGTACGTGCAGCGTGTCCTCAACCAAAAGGTACTCCCCATGCTGGAGGCGAGAGGGTATCCCGTTGCTGGCGGAAAGTTCATTTTCCCCAAAGCGGCGGAGCAGCTCTCCGTTGCCGAGGTGGTGCAGCTCTCCGACATCATGGATATCCCGCAGAGCTACCTGCATGAAAAATATTCGATTCCCGTGCCTAAAGATGGGGAGCCGGTCGCAAAACGTGCCTCCTCTCAGGCCGCTCAGTTCGATATAGGAGAGGATTCGGAGGAGGATACAATCAGTAATGCAGACCGTAATTTCTTTATGCGCTTATGGGATTTTTTCGTGCAAGCCCCGCAGGTCGGGGCATCCATTGGAAAAGCCCCCATCAGGCTGAATGATAACGCTCCGATGTCGGAAAAGCTGGCCGCAAGGATTGCAAACGGCGAAACCGGGAAGTTCGATGCGGAGTTGTTCTCCTTTATTGCTACCGACTTTTTGAGCGGTGTTCAAAGTGCGTTCAAACGTTCAATGAACCATGCGGATGTAAGATTCGCATACGGCCTGCAGGATGACGCTTTTATCACCGCTTTGGAGATGAACCTGTTTCATTTCTCCGCCGGTAAGACGCTGGCGGAAATTCAGGAGCTGAACAAGGCGTTCAGGGAGAGCGGTAATTTTCAGGAGTTCTCCAAAAAAGCAGAGCAGATATGTGGCACGTTCAATAAAACGTGGCAAAAGACGGAATACGAAACGGCGGTACTAACGGCGGAGTCCGCCAGCAATTACCACCGGCTCATGGGAAAAACGAAAATGTTCCCTTATTGGAAATATGTCACTGCCGGGGATGAAAAGGTAAGGGAGGAACACCGGAAGCTGGACGGGGTGATATTACCGGCCAACGATCCACGATGGAAAAAGATATTCCCGCCTAATGGATGGAAATGCCGTTGCCGGGTGGTTCCGCTCATGAAACACGAGGTAGAGGGTATAGACATCAACGCCATGCGTGCCATTGTCGATGAATACCTCGGTACGGGTGAATGGAAAATGAACGAGGCTCAGGGATGGGATTCCAACCGGGGAGAAACGGCTGAGGTGTTTTCCAAGAACCAGCATTATATCCGAAAGTTCCCCGATAAGGCCGCCTCCCTGCTGGGTGACTTGCATTATAATGACTATGGACTGGATTCCTTTGGAAAGAAAGCGGCTGCAGCAACCGAAAAAGCACCGGTGTTCACCGGGGATCCGAACGAATGGAGGAATTCGCATCAGGTGATGGATGACTATAAAGGCCGAAAGGTACAACTCACGGAGGAGGTGTTCAAACGTCACACCACAAAGAAATACGAGGAGGCTCGTGTCCCGCTCGTGGAGTGTATCCCGGACGTGCTTAAAAACCCGGACGAGGTATGGATAAACGACTATCAGAAAAAGTTCGATAACCTGAACTTTATCAAGTTCTACGAGGATAAGGTGATAAACGTGGTTTGCGAGGTCAGGAACGGGAAGCTCTATCAGGTCACGACATGGTTCGAGATAGAGCGGAACGCCAATATCAAGGTGAAAGGACGCAGGAGCAGAAAGATAGATCCACGCTGGAGGTATCGCCGTGGGCTGCTTATCAAAAAGTAAAAGGAGGCTCTGAGAACCTCCTTTTATCTACGGATTGACATCCCGCTCCGCCGTATAAAGCCCGGACTTTTTGATGCCCCCGTCATCCGTCAGGTGTTGGCACATTCGATTCATCCCCGGAGCGATATGCTTACGGGAGCAAATATACAAAATTATTTTAATATGAATATCAAGGAATTAAATAAATATCTGCAATCGCTCCCGGAGGAGATAATCTCCGATGCGGCAGAAATCGTGGCGGAAACGGCCACGGAATACTATAAATCGACTTTCAAGAAGAAAGCCTTTGACGGGAACCCGTGGACTCCGGCAAAAGTACCGAAAACAACCGGATCGCTGCTGATCGACTCCGGTGCGCTGGTGAATAGTATCAGACCGGCAGTGATAACTCCCCAGCGGGTGGTCATCTCTGCGGGGAATGAAAAGGTGGATTACGCTCAGGCACATAACGAGGGTTTTAAAGGAGTAGTGTCCGTACCGGCTCATACTCGAAAAACCAAACGGAAAGATGTGTCCGTCAAGGCGCACACCCGGAAAACCAATATCCCGAAACGTGAGTTCATGGGAGATTCAGAAGAATTGAACGGGCAGATACACGCACGGATAGAGGGATATATTGACTCACTTAACAATAAATAGCCATGAACAAAGAAATTTTTATCGCCGTTTGTGACCGGCTGAAAACAGAAGTGCCACAGCTCAGGTGGATAGATGCCGAGGAGGGACAACTGAACACGGGAGAACGACCTGCAGTGGCTTTCCCGTGCTGCCTGATAGATATCTCTTACCCGTCTTGTGAAACCCACATGGGTGGCCGTCAGAAGATAAAGGCACAGATACAGGTCAGGGTGGCCTTTCAATCAGGAGGGAGTACAAACGCCGCAGCCCCAAAACTCGTGAGGGAACACGCCCTCCGCTGCATGGACACGCTGGATAAGATACACGAGGCTTTGCAATGGTGGAACGGGGGGAACCTTTTCAACCCGATGCGCCGCCTCCGGGGTGCGCCGGAAAAGAGGGCGGACGGCCTGAAAGTCTATAACGTGATCTACGAAACAGAGTTTATGGATTAGTTCCAGTCAAAGCCGGGAAACATCGCTTTGAGCTTGCGGGCGGATGCTTTGGAACGCAAGAGTTCATTGTAAAAATCATCCTGCTCCACCAGCGTGTTGCTGATGGTTCGTTCCTCGACAAAGAACTCGTTATCGGAAAGGATCCTCAGCACATCATCAAAGCGGCGGCGTTTGATCTCAGTCCAATAGTAATAACGGGCGGTCATGATACGGTTCCGCTTTTCGAGCCGGTCACGGCGGGAGGTGATGGCAGCATCGGAGGAGGCAACCGTGCGTGTTCTGCGGCGGTTACCGGCTTTCTCTATTTCCGGGCAAAAAAAAGGTATCACGAGCTGCTCCTGCATATTCATTGGATTACTTAATGCAAAAGTACATCATTTGCACCATAGTACGAAAAAAGTCCGCTGAAAATTAGGAATTCAGCGGACTTTTATTATTGATCAGCGGGCTTTTACATGGTAAGTTCGCCCTCTTTGTCATCCTTACCCGGAACGAACGGCTTTATAGTGGTTACCACCGAGCTGGTCACTTTCACCCTGCCGGATCCGAGGCAGGTCGGACACCTGCAGGATCCGGACACCTTTGTCCTGTTCTCATCGCTGTACTCGAATACAACGCCTTTTCCCCCGCAACGCTTGCATACAGCCACACGGGTGGGAATATACCGGGCTTTCGCATTATTCACCTGTTCCATCTGATTCCTCCTTTATTACGGTTAATTCTTCACTTGATTTCGGGTGATACATGAAATCGGTTTTGAGCTTTTTGAAAACCGTAAGTTCCACCTGAAAATTCTCAAATTCCTTGTTCCGGCTGGAAAGCTGGCGTTTGATGAACTCGGTAACGTCACGTTTCATTTCAGGAACTGACATCTCGCCACCCGTTTCCGGGACGTACAACCCCTCAAGCCGGAGCTTGCGGTAACCTCTGCGATGGATTTGGAATTGAACTTTGTATATCATGACCACCCCTCCTTATGCCTCTGTCATACCGAGGGGAATGGTCACCCACATACCGTCCTCGTTCTTCATTTCCGCCCTCACGAACTGTTTGCTGATCGCTGGCTGGTATGCCTCCTCAATGATACGCACCCCCTCCATGAAACGCCCGTTGTCGCTTTCCTCGGCAACCTTGCGAAGCTGGACGATGCGGCTGGCTTTTAACGTGCCTTTGGAATCACGAGCCAGCAGTCTCAAGACCATGTTCACGAGTGATTTCGTTTTAGCATTGTCGGCGAGGCTCTCGATGTACTCTTTCACGATGGCGATGCCGTCCTCCACCGTGTCACGGTAACCGTCCGTCACGTACACGCCGAGGGTAATGCGCTTGTTCCCCTCCGAATTGGTAAAGGTATGGCTGCGCTGGTCATCCTTTACGACTTTCAAAACCTCGCATTTCATGTCGAGGATACTCTTAAAGTTCTCCAGCACCGTTTTTTTGGTTTCCTTGATATCCTCACTCAAGGAGAGGAGTACCGGGATTGCGCTGTTCACTTCGTCATCCACCATTTGGCGGTACGTTTCACGTTCGGCTTTCGCCTTTTCCTGTGCCTCTTTTTTGGCCTTTTCCTTACGGAATACCTCGAACTGAGCCTTTTCCTCTGCCGTCATTTCAACGGTCTGCTTTTCTTCAATCTGTGCCATAATATCACATTTTAAATGGTTTATAAATAAGTTAATTGAGTTCTTTCTTTGCTTTCTGCATATCCTTTTGCCGTATGGAACGGATTCGGAGCAACACCGCATCCAAATCATCGGCAGATAACTCCCTGAATTTCTTTCCTGCGATACGAACGCCCAAACAAAAGTTATCCACCGCCGCCCAATTTGCCGTATCAATACCCATCAACTGCATTTGGTGGAGAACGGCGGAACGTTTCTTTTTCAGAACCTCGTAACTGACCGGACGGCTGGATCCGGTCTGCTTCTCCATCTCCCGTATCATCGAGTTATATTCACTCAAAGTCATTTCTCTCAGAGAGTCCGTCCGGCCATTCGTAAAGCTGGATACAAGCTGCAGCTTTAAACCGTCCCTGTCAGAACAGGGTATTTTCGCCAGCAGCGTCCAAAAACGTGAATAACTGTTTGTCTTTGCCATAATCAGTCAAGTTCAGGGGTTTCACTTTCTTTTAAGGATTGCAGGACGTACAATTCGGTAATAGCCGGGTTCGTCCCCAAATTACTTTCGCCGGAGTCATAGGCCAACTCAAATTCACGCTGACAAATGGTTCGCTGTTCCTGCAGCTTGGATGCCGCATACTCTTTCATCGCATCGACAATACGTTTCAAATCTTCGTGAGAAAACTTTCTGCCGAGTTCCTCGTTCTTTTTCAGGCTGAATACCTGTCTTAATGCTGATAATGCTTTCATATTTGCACGACTTTTACAGGTTGTTGTACTACTTTTACCATTGCCTCCGGCACATCCTTGATGATAGCTGCGGCCAGCTCCGGGTTCCGGAGTTCAACCACCGCCCAATCATCTTTCTTGGCCGGGCTGATCAGCAATTTCTCCGGTCGGTTAAAGCAAGTCCAATTCATAAGGACTGTACTTAAAGAGGCCACCGGTAAGCCTATTTGATAAAGATCATTTCCCATTGATTTGCTTGTTTAAATTGATCTTTGAACCGTCATCGTACCCGGAACAATAGGCGGAAGTGTTCACTTTATTCCGGTTCTTGGATTTATGGGTGGTTGTGCCTATCGATTGAAAATAATCATCAATCAAATGGTTGTGACACAGCATCAGTCCGGTTTCCTCCGCTGTTTTCCGAATGCTCTCAAATTGTTTCCGCAAACCGGTGCAACATCCCAACAAATAAGATTTTATATAATTCCGTTTAAACTTCTTTGTCCGGTAATACCCTCTGCGGGTAGCCACATACTCGGTGCAACGTTCTACCGACAACCGGCGGAATACAGACCTCAAGTAATTATAAAGCGAGAGCACAACTTCCGCATTTTCCCGTGTACCGACTACCACCATGTAAGTCGTACCTCCATGCAACAAAATCCGGCAAAAATTATACTCGCATATAATCCGCAACAAATCCCTTTTCCAAATATTCCCATACGTGTCCTGATAGGTTATTTTCTCCGATTCACTCACGGATATCATATTCTTTTGTTCTTCCGGGGTAACATCCATCAATGACAAGTTATAGGATGTCAGCAGCCGGTTTACAGCCTCCGCAGCTGCATGGGCTTCTCCCTCGGATCCGATTTTTATGGCGGATTCTTTTAACCGGAGCAGCTTTCTAATTTTCGCCAATATATTTTCAGGTACTTCTTTTTCCATCGTTCATTCTATTTTGCAGGTTTCCACTCGATAGTTATCACGGCATCGAGTTTACCGCTACCTTTGCAGACCGGGCAATCAACTTTCACCCGTTCCCGTTGTTCCTCTCCCCAAAAGAAACCGTTACCGTGGCAATAGCTACACCGGTGGCCTTTGCTGGAGATACTTTCTTTCTGATTTCCCTCCCCGATAAACATGGGAGGCGAAATCGTTATAACTTGATTATTTTTACTCATTTCCGTTCGTTTTAAGCGTTATCTCCCCAATATCTTACCGCACCCTCATCCCAAATTGTAAAATGCCCCACGGAGCCGAAAAAGCGGCCTTTCGAGAAAGCCCGAAACCCCTCCACGTAAATTTTCAGGGCGGCATCATACATCACTTTCTTTGCGCTCCGACCATCAGGGTTCCGGCCATCTGCATGGCTGATAAAAATCAGCAGCTTGTTCCGGTGCGCCTCCTTAAATTTGATGTATTCTTTATAGCTCATTTGGGTGTATTGGAAACTGTCAATGACGTAAAAATCGGGGCTTTTATGCTTATCCATTCTTTCACCAAGCTCGGACATCGGCTCACAGTCAAGCAGCTGGAAACGGCGGTTTACCTCGGCCATGTTGAAACGGCGGAGCGTGTTCTGCATGGTGAGGCTCGCACCCTCTTCGAGGCTGTCATAAGCCACCCGCCCAAACTTTGCCAGCTCTTTACAAAGCTGCATGACAAAGCTGCTTTTCCCGTTACCACTATTGCCCCAAATAAACCAAACGCCAATCCGTTCAGGCTCTCCGAAAGCGTCCGCCCATGCGCCTGTCAGCTTGAGCGTTTCTTTCTTCATGCTTACTGCTTCTGTTACCGATAATGCCCGTGCCATAAATCAATATCTGAAATCTGTAAAATGAATAATCACTCCCTCGAATGTGTTGGAGGTCTTAAAAAACCAGCTCACGAAATCATCGAGAGTCATCCCGTCATTAGCAGCCAGCTGCTCCACGTTTAGGATACGTTTTCCGTCTATGAAAACGGTCGGCTGCTCGATATCGGAGTCCCATGTCATTTGCACCTGCTGGATACCGATTTTCTTCAATCTTTTCACCTCCAGCTGCGGAGTGTGATAAGGACGGCCAATCCACCGGCGGATAGATAGCTCCGCATTATGGGAGTTGATAAGCTCCACGTTGTACGCCCATTTGCCCGGATCCTCACGAAACGTGTGGATCTTGGTTCCTTTAATTACTTTCTCAGGAAAGCCGGTGAGTTGGCCTCTTTTAAAATGGCCTACCGGAAACCGGCTTGCGAGTGGTAAAACAATTTGTTTCATATATATTCTGTTATACGTTATTTTTCTCCTTGTCAAATTCTGCTAAAAACATCTGTAATCCTACTCCCATTGAGCACACACCATCGAACAATTTATACATCAGTTCCGGCTCTTCTTCCCAAATTTGATAGACTATTACTTTTTTCCCTGCACCTTTCATCCATCCTGCCTCCGAATGTGCAGAGCGTCCACAAGGCAATACAAGAACACAAACATCTGCCCATTGCATAGCATCAAAATCCGATTTGAAACCAGCTTGTGCAATGGGGTGTTCAAGTGCTGCCCTATATTGATCTGTACTCCAATTCTCCCAATCTTCATCAATCTGCGACCACTGGAATCCCGTTTTCCCGGCAGGATGTCTAAAGTCATAAACCTCATGTCCTTGTTCACGAAGAAAACTAACCACTTGGGGTTGATGTTGATTTCTCCAACTACTTGCTACATAAATCTTTGCCATATTCTTGTTCCTTTCTATTTGGAATTACGTTCAAACGCCGTTCAACCAGCGTTTGAACAGGGTTTTATACTATTTCGCTGCCGCCACCTTTTTCTCCCGGTGAATGGCATCTTTCACGCATCGCAAATCAAACTCCGATTTTTCCGTCACATCGATCACGTTTGCAATAAGTTTTTTATCCATCAGTCCGTTGGCTTGGCAAATGGCAAATACATCATTATGGGAGGTTGGTTCCAGCTCAAAGAACTTACGCCCAATGCGGGAATAAATCTCGTTATAGCCTTTCCGGTTGTGGTTCAAACCGCAGTCAATACGATGCTGGATGTAATCGGTGGATAAGAAAGTAATCCCGCATTTGCCCTCCAGCCGGTTATACAGGTTGATAAAGTAGTGAAACACGTTATCATTCAACTTATCACCCTCATCGAACACCAAAAGTGGATTTTCCATCTGTATGATGCTCTCGATGGCCAAGTCCAATATTTCACGGATACGCATCCCGCAAGTCTTAAAACCGAGTTTACGGGCGATCTCCCGGACAAAATCACCTTTCCGCATATCTTCATCACAAAGTATGACGAACACCTCATGATTTTTTTGTGCGTACATGGTGGCTGTCGTTGTTTTGCCGCATCCCGCACCACCCACGATCCAGCGGACTTTTTTAAACTCCTGCGCATCGCTCAGGGCATACCATATTTCCTGAAAGGAGTTCGTTTCCACGAGCTGCCAACCGGTAGCTGCGGCTGCCGGAGTAATCTGAGCGATGATATTACGGAACATATCATCGCTGATATTCTCGTACTTGCCGTTAATCACGGCACTCAGTGTACCGGCAGACACGCCGTTCAAACTCGCCGCAGCCTTTTTTTGGCTGGAATACTTCGCTGCATATACCCGGAGAGCCTCACGGATAGTGTCTTTCTCTTGCTGTGTCATTGTACTGTTCATTTTATTTTGAATTATAATTTTCCTGCTACTTTCTTTTCATTCAGGCGGATGTCTCCATTCAGCTGGTCAAACGTGATGTTGCTTATCAGTTTTGTCACCTTACCGGCGGAGAGCTGCTCCGGATCCTGACTGTACCGGCGGACACGGCGTTCAATCTCACGCTCCGTTTCTTTCTTTACACCTTTCAGTTTCGGACGTTTGAGTCCCTGTTGTTCCATGCTCACGCCGTGCGCCTGCTCGATGATCCGGGCTCCCACCTGACGCTCGATGCGATCCTCCGTGTTCGCCTCGATATTCCGGCGGATAAAGGACATTTCACCCTCGGTCTGTTCCTGAATATTCCGGTGGATAACGATATAAGGCTCCGCCGTCCGCACGAATCTCAGCTCTCCGGCCTTATCTTTCTTGTAGAGCCGTACAGAGGTATGGTCATAAGGATCATACATGGTGTAGAACTTTTGCCCCCTGTTGCTTCTGAGGAATTCGTGATCGGGAACACCCGGAGCCTCGTAAACCTCGTATGTGAACTCACGTTTCTTGATGGTTATTTTCAAGCCGTTGTCGGTATAAGTGGACGGCTTGTCCGTCATCACCCAAAACATCTCGATCATGTCGAGAACACCCACCGCCGGGGTATCAGGGTTCACGCTATTTTTGTACATTTCCATACGGCTCGATCCGGTAGCAAAATGTCTGCTTTCGTTCCATTCTTTCCGGGCGGCAGCGTATGCTGCTTTCAGTTCGGCCAAAGTGTAAAGTTTATCCTTGTTCGCCTCGATACGCTCTAAATTCGGGCGGCTCGTGTCTTTTTTGGTGGTGATATTTTGACCAGTGAACCTCCAATCCTTGTGCAGAACCTCGGCCTGAAAACGTCCGAAAACGCTCTCTATCGTTTTGGATTGCCCGCTGTATGGAGCCGTGGTTCTATGAACATGGCCGACAATCTTATCAAAGAAATGGCTGTTCTGCAGTTTCTTGTGGCCTCCCTGATTATCATGCACCAGCTCGTAAGGCTTATGACCTGATACCTGAATGGCCATGCGGTAGGCGTTATATTGCGCCTCGTAGTCCTCGCTGTCTGAAATGTGGTATCCCAAAAATACCTCCGAATAAGCATCGATGACCTCGTAAACCTGAGTGGTACGAACCACCAGCTTACCGTCTTTGTCGTAATCCTTGTAATACAAATTGATTTTCGTACCGTCACCATACCACAAGGAGTCACGCATCGAGGGAAGCTCGGTCTTATTCTTGCGGCTGTAACGCTGGTGGGCTTTCAGCTCCCCGTGAACAGCATCGTACCACAACGGTTCGATGTCAGGACGATTCAGGAACCCACGGAGACTCTGAATGCTCCGGAGCTGTTTCCAGCCTTTCTCGCCTGCAATCCGGTTGAATTCCACGAATATTTGAGCATCTGTATAAACGGGAACGCTGCTCCGCTTTAACGCTATAATCATGTTACCGGCTTCCTCGGTTATTTTCAGGGTATTGCCATTTCCCATTTTCTTGCTGATCAAGCAGGAGTAACCCTCTTTTTTGTATTGGTTTATTTTGTCTTTCAGCCGGGCAGCGTTTTCAGGTAGCGTATGGCCATAAGAGTCACGGAGGCGGTCTGCCGTTCCGATAATCGTTTCCCATACTTTCTTTGTACTTCCACCCAAAGCCTTGCGATAGCCCTCCCGGTCATTCAGGATCGATATCAACTCGTTCAGTACTGAGGCGTTGATGGTATATTCAGCTTTTTTGGGTTCTGTGAGACTTACTAACTCCCCGGCCTTATCATACCGGTAATCCTCAAAGAATATCCGGGCTGCTTCATCTATTTTAAGCCTGTTTTTCATACACTTCTCTTTGATTAACTCCACCGGATCCCCATACTTTTGCTCAAAGCGGATCCGGTAACGTTCAGGTAAGGACAAGTAATCAATAAGAGCGTAATTATCAAGACCACCGCCTCTATTAACCCGTTGAGCCTTACCTCTCCGAATTAAAGAATAAAGCGTCCATAATGAAATCACCGGTTCTCCATTTTCAGAGCTGGTTAATTCCTGAACTGTTACGCATACTATTTTATTGAAATACTCCATTATTTTAAAATCTTAGTCCCCGGAGGCGGAATCGAACCACCTCAAAAGACCGTCCGGGATTCACCTATTTTAAATATCTTTGTCATCGGTTGAAATTGGTACTTTTTTAATCAGACGGGCGGCATTAGCAAAATTCAAAACCACCACTATAATCGCCCAAATCGGACTATCATCTGTTATACACAAAAAACAGAAACTCAAGCAGAAATACCACACATAAAACTTTTGCTTTGTAGTCAAAGAGAAATACTCTTTAAACTCATCTCCCAAAAGGAGCAAAAACATCCTTTTCATGCCGTTTCCTTTTGATCACCGATTTCAACGCCTCCACGTTCAATGGCTACCTTTCGGATTAATGTAGCCTTAGAACTATTACTCAAATAATTCAATGCCTTATAAACGGCCTGCCTCGTCACCTTAAAATCTTTTGAGATTTGGGATATTTTCCCGTACTCAACTACAATTCTCTTTTTCATGTTTTTCTTATTTAATGGTTTCAATAGTAGGATCACTAAACCAAGTTTTCAGCTGTGCCTTTGCATAGGCCATAGAACACTCTCCAACTGTCGCTATCACCATAGTTCTGTTATCAATAGCGTAAGCCGCCATTTCTTCATCTATATTTATTTCAGAAATAAAATCACTTACTTTTTCCCATTCCGAAAAATAGATTTGTACCTTAATTGCTTGCATAATTCTGTTTTTATTAGTTATTCATTGCAATATCAACCGCTTTTTGTACTTTTACAGCCGTTTACATTGTTATCGTGCTGCAAATATAATTCGCATTTGCGAATAAAACAAGTAATTGCGAATATTTTATTCGCTTTTGCGCAAATAAAATAGGAGAGGTATGACTATAAATGAACGAATGAACCATATTATCAAAGAATTGTACGGCGGAAACAAACGAGCTTTTGCCAACGCAATAGGTGTATCTGCTACTGTGATTGAGAATGTTGTAGGTACGAGGCAAGGTAAGCCATCTTATGATGTCCTCGAAAAAGTATGCGCAAATGCGAATATATCAGCAGAGTGGTTATTAATGGAAAGAGGGGAGATGCTGTATAATTCTACCTCTCAGACGCAATACACACCTCCCGACCAAAACACCCACTACTTTATAGAGAAAATCGCAGAACAAGCAGAGGAAATCGGCAAATTAAAAGAACAAGTAAAGTTATTGGGTACACAACAATCGGCTGCACCCGATGCAATATGTGCAGATGTCGTATAATTTTCGGGAAAAAGTGTCCCAAATATTAGCTGCACACGCACTTTTGATTTTTATCAAATAAGAATCAGTTATTCATTATATTGTATATCAGCATATTAAACAACAATATATGCTGATTTCTATTATTTTTTTATGGTATTTTCCCCCTCTGAAAACCACAAAACAACTATAAAACAGCTAATAAATAGGCAATTTCTATATCTAAACACGTCTATTTTTAACGGGAAATGCACAACCAAATGCACAACCATTAAAAACATTTCGTTTTTTTTATTACAAAAATGCACAACCAAACGCACAACCAAATGCACAACCAACCCCTAAAAAACGCAATATTCCACCCTCAAATGAATACCATTTGCCCCTCTCCTATTTCCGCTATTTTGAACGCCGAATTCAGGCTATTTTAATATGAAATGATAATCCTATCAACAGAGCATAAAAAAGCCGCAATCCGCTTAAATAAAAGCGTTCTGCGGCCAATGTGCTCACCCCTCTCCTCTCCTACTCCACCGTATATTAAGTTTTCGCTGCAGTGTAAAGCAGATAGGCGTTCAAACTATTCAGAGTAAAGTCTAAAGTAAAGCCAAAGTAAAGCAGAGTAAACTTTTCGTTTTTCCCTCTCTCCTCTCCTATTCAATCATAACTATTTGTATATCAAAGCTATTCCGTTTATGTGGAATAACTCAATTTATCGCATTTCGTTTTACCCCCCTTACATAAAAGGCAAAAAACGCTCAGCCAAACAAAATGTAAAAAGTTTAGTCTTCTTCCGACCAGTCATCAGACCAACCGAATTCTTTATCCCGGAATAATTCAGCTAATCCCGAAATCTGCTTGAACCGAAGTAACTCATTTTTATCCATTCCAATATTACGCATGATCCACTTATCAGACATCCCAGATTTGACCAACTCCGTAACAATCTCCGTCATAAGTTCCAAGTTGTGCATCCCTCGAGCCCTGTTATGGCGAATGGTTGAAGCCATTCGGTTTGAAATATCTTTCTCAATCACCGTTACAGGCAACATTCCTTTCTCACGATCATAAATCCTTTGAGATTGCTTCATAACCAGATAACGATGATAACCATCTACTATCTCATATAAATCATCCTCTTCAAGATAATAACAGACGCAAGGCATCGTATAGCCATCCTCCCAAATGGAAAGTTCCAATAATCGCATTTCCGGTGGTGCCATGATATTAGGGTTATAGCTGTTGGCTACAATTTTTTCTATAGGGACAGCCCTAACACCATATGCCGGACTAACAAAGTTTCCCATGCTTATAAAAATTATATTTGTCCATTACTTCTTTTCTCATATCCCTTTCTCGTTTTGTCTGGGAAAAACCCATATACTTACATGTATGATCGTTTTTCAAAATACAAACACACATACGTTTGTAAGTAGGGATTTCTTTAAACTCAGGTATATTGATATCATCGATATACTCCATCCGTACCGGTTTCTTATCCGTATGGTAAACGGTACATTCTTCCACAATGATAGGAATATTAGCCGCCCGTAACTTAGCGATAGTCTCCTCACTGAGGCATCCTCCTTTTTCTCTCCAGAATTTACGGCTGACTCTTAACTTATTCAAATAGTTCTCACGAGTTTCTTCGGGTAAAGTATTTAGGAGAAAATACATATATTTCTCCCAAGAGAACCCGGCTGGGCACTTGATAGCCCTCCATCCCATAGCGGAGGTATTCCCATATATACCGGCAAAGCCAACACCGTTTACACGTCCAACCATCCTCCCCCACATGTCGGGATCGACAACTTTGTAAATGAACAGTGTGGATATCGCTTGGGATATGAATGGGCTCGCCACACGTTGCCGGGACAAAGGCACCCCTGCTTGATAATACAAATCATACAAATGATTATATGTCCAACCGAACTTTCCGTTCGCTATCCAGATATCCTGAGTTTTCCAATCATAAATAGGATATGCGTTATATATAGAATAATTCATTCTGCGAGTCCATTTATAATTAGCTAGTTTTCTGTAATTCTTATCACTATGTATGGCCCGCCACCTATTAAAACTCTCTTGGGTACGGATACCAACAAGGCAACATATACGCCGGCCCATTTTCCGTTGATACAACCAAAAAGGGAACATATTCTGAAAATCATAATCCCACATGTCCTCCTTGAAAAAGTCAAAGTCTTTCGCCCGGAGACATGAATGGGGCATCTCTCGAACCCAGATATCCCGGTACTCCTCGCTCCAAGGTCTCCAATATTGTTGAAACATAGATGTACATGTCTGGACTTTAAAAGGAACACAACAATGATAAATATCAAGGATATCGGAATTAGCGGCATAAACCTTTTCCACATATTCGATCGTCTGGCTGTATTGAACCTCATAATCCATATGAAATACACCTAATTTTCGTCCCGGAGCGTATCTACGAATATAATCTACACACAAATTCAACAGTACACCACTATCCTTTCCGCCGGAAAAAGAGACGTATACGTAATCGAAATAATCAAAAATGATCTTCAATCTTTTCTCTGTCGCCTCGTACACATCCATTCTTCGCATCATGACTCTACCTCCGGTAAATAATGCATTTTATCATAATTTTTCCACTCAACACATGTCTGGAACTTTTTTTGTGAGAACACTTTTACATGACGTTTATGCACAACAGCCATAAGTGAAGCTTGAGATGAAAAATCCTTTATGACTTCTTCAAGAAGTTCACTCAATACCGAAGGATCATCACCACTCACGAAATAATTGTCTATAGAGTAATAGAGATGTCCTTTTTTTACAGGCATAAAACCAACAACAGCTGTTTCATGAAAGGCTATATACCAAACGTGGCTACGAGATGTTTTAAAAGGGTAATTGTTATTTTGTCGCAAAATGGCTGGATTCATGACCAAAGGTGCGACAAGTTCATATAACAATTTGTCCGTTCCCTGCAATGTCATAATTTTCATGGTCTGCACTTAATAATATTACCATGCAAATTTAGGCATTATATATAGATACCGTAGCCACAAAAACACAAAAATGTAATTTACTCTATTTATATTTAGTCACTCGCTCATAATCGATAACGCCTTTCCAATTCATACAAAAAGCGAAATCATACAGATGGCCCTCGCTATCCGTATAGCATTTCATATCCCGGGGAACATCTTCGAATTGCTCCTCCACGATACGCATATCTGCCGGCATCTGCAAAGGCAACAAAGCGGAAGGCTCGGCTTTTCCACTGATGATATCCAAGACCGCTTGGTTTTGTACACCGAAGTTCACCAGAATGGCATCCGCCGAACCCTCGAACTCGGACATAATCGTAGGCTTATCCATCTCCAAAGATACGATTACAGGCTTACCTTTCATTTTAGCCTTTGTCTCCAAAACAGAAAGCATATCCTGCTTATTAGCTGTTTTCACGGACTTACCTTTATAAGAACGGTTCGTGAAATTCTCAAACGGATCTCCCCCCGCCAAACTTGGGTTACGGGCATAGGTAGCGGTATAATCATTATACTGTAAACTGATAGGCATATAACCGTTTCCACCTTTCTCACAATCGGATTTATCATACCCCGTACCACTGTTCGGGCTCGTCAT